ATCATCTACTATCAGATCAGAACTTAAGGAGCAAACATGCCAGCATCAACTTACCTATCAAATCCAAAAGTCCAAGTCGGAGCCGCTATCGGTTCGCTTACCGACATTAGCGACGACACAGTTGCAGCAACCCTCACGGTTACTGCGGAAGCTCTGGAAGATACTGCATTCGGCCAAAATTCCAGGACGATGACGGCTGGGTTGTTCAGTAATAGTTTGACCCTGACGGTTTTCGCTTCGTTTGCAACATCGCAAACTTACGCAACATTGTCGCCATTGTTGGGCACTAAGTGTATTGTGAAAGTGAACCCAACTGCAGCTGCAGATGGCGCAACAAACCCTGGCTTTATTTTGACTGACACCTACCTTGCAGCAATCCCTGTGATCAACGCATCACTTGGCGAATTAAGCCAATGGGATCTGGAATTTCAGGGTGGCACATACAGCGTTGACGTCACACCGTAATTAACGGCTCCAAGCCGACATAGGAGAACAAATGAAAATCAAGTTGCAGTTAAAGCGCACGCCTGACAGCGCACCCGAGTTCTATTACACAAACCTGTTTGTGGTTACGGAATGGGAACGCCTCGAGCGTCGCAACATTCAACAGCTCTCCGCAAACCCGTTGTACTCGGATTACGCCTGCTGGATGCACACAATTCTCAAGATTAAAGGTGAGCAAGTTGGCGACAACTGGCGCGAATGGCTAAGCAAAAACCCTGACATCGACATTCTGCCGGTACTGGACGAGACAGACCCAAACCCTATGGACGCGGCACCTACCGCCGCCAACTAGCAGAGGTACTGGTCGCGGTCGGTTGGTGGCCTAGCGACATAGCGTTTGACTCACGGGACTTGGCAACTGTTATTAAAGTGCTTAACGAGGCAAACAAAAAACGGAGATGACGTGAACCAAGTGTCAACAAAGATTGAGGTTGTCGGGCTCAAAGAAGCCTTGAAGACGCTCAACAAAATTGACAAATCTTTGCGCCGTGAAATAACCAAGGATTACAAGAAGATTGTTCAGCCTGTTATTGACGACGCCAACAAGCTTGTGCCCTCGAATGTCCCGCTATCTGGTATGGCCCGCAATTGGAGCACTAGATCAGGGTTCAAGATGTTGCCGTGGATACCCGGCATGAAGCAAAAAATCGCTGCCAAAATCAACACGCGAAACATCAAGGAATACGGCGGGAACAAGTCAAATGTCGGCACGTTTGTTATTCAATGGCAGGGTGCTACTGGCACCATGTTTGATACGTCAATGGAAGGGCCACTCGGTCGCGCACTAACTGCACGTTATGGCAGTCGCTCGCGAGTAATGTGGAAAGCGTACGAGCAACGCCAAAACGATGTCATGTCCGAAATGGAGCAGTTGGTGAAGCGCGTCATGGACGAAGCGAGTAGAGAGACTGCATAATGGCAATTAATATTCCGATCATCAGCGAGTTTGACGGCAAAGGGGTAAAGAAGGCTATTGCCCAATTCAAGCAACTTGAAACGACAGGCGAAAAAGCCCAGTTTGCAATTAAGAAAGCTGCAGTTCCCGCAGCTGCCGCACTTGGCGGTTTGGCTATTGCCCTTGGCGATGCCACACGCGCTGCAATGGAAGATCAGCAAGAGCAGGCCGCGTTAGCGCTTACTTTGCAAAATGTGACTGGCGCTGGCGCTGCACAAACCGCCCAGGTTGAGAAACAGATCAGCGCAATGAGTCGAGCGTCTGGTGTTGCCGATACCGAATATCGCAAAGCATTAGAAGCACTTGTGCGCGGTACCAAAGATGTTGGCATTGCCATGAACGACATGAACCTTGTCATGGACATCAGCACGGCCACAGGCATGGATTCTGCCAGCGTCGCTGACGCGCTCGCCAAGGCATACCAGGGCAACTTTAAAGCGCTCCGATCATTAAGCCCAGAGATGTCAACCATGATTAAAGAAGGCGCAAGCCTTAACGAAGTCATGGACGTACTTGGTGGAACCTTTGGCGGTGCTACGGCAACTAGCGCCGAAACCGCTGCAGGCAAAATGAAGATTCTCAAAAACTCAATTGGCGAAACCAAAGAGTCAATCGGTGCTGCGCTGTTGCCCGTGCTCGAAGCCGTCCTGCCTGTGCTCAACAAGTTTGCTGCATGGGCTCAAGATAACCCGCAAGCATTTTTGGCGATCGCTGGCGCTATCGGTCTGGTCGCAGCTGCGATCGTTGCCACAAACATTGCCATGGCGCTCAACCCGTTTGCCCTGATCGCTGCAGGCGTAGCACTACTGGTCGCCGCGCTAGTTGTCGCGTACAACAAGTTTGACTGGTTCAAGACTGGCGTTAACGCAATCATCAACGGCATACTTGGCGCATTCGAGTCAGTTGTCAACGGTGCAATCATGATGGTCAACGGCATCATCCGCGCCTACAACGCCATTCCAATTGCGCCAGACATCAAGACTATTGCTCACGTCAACCTGCCCAGCATCGGTGGAAACTCGGCTACACAGGTCGCTGGTCGTATGAACCTGCCGCGTATGGCCGAAGGTGGGATTGTGTCAAGCCCTACGCTTGCGCTGATCGGCGAAGCAGGCCCAGAGGCCGTAGTGCCGTTAGATCGCATGCGGACAGGTGGCGACATAACTATTAACGTGACTGGCGGGCTATCAACTAGCGCCGAGATTGGTGAGTCGGTAGTTAACGCTTTGCGCGCCTATTCGCGTAGCGCTGGGCCGTTGCAGTTGCAGGTGGCGTAATGCCGGGCGTGGCGGTTGTTGATTCAGGCAACTATGACTTAAAGATCGCTACTGGGTTTCAGGTTGACGCATTTGTGTTAGATGATGCGCTCAAGGGCGTTCTTGATAACACCGAATATGTGCTTGACGGAACGACCGAGTTTGCCGATGTCATGGACTCGACTGTCAGCATTAACGTGCGACGCGGTCGCCGTGACGTGGGCGATCAGTTCAGCGCCGGCACGATGACGTTTACTATTCAAGACGTGGACGGAATTTTCAACCCGTTTGACCAAAACAGCCCGTACTACGACACGCCGCAATCTAAGCCTGGGCTTGCCCCATTGCGCGCCGTACAACTTATCCGTTACAGCTCAACCAATGTGCCCGAATTGATCTTTTCTGGTTTTGTCATCAATTATGATTACAATTTTGCGCTCGGAGGTTTAGACACCGTGACCGTGTACTGCGCTGACCAGTTCTATCTACTTGCACAAACCTATCTTGACGAACTAAACGTCACCGCCGAAACATCGGGCGAACGCATAGAAACCGTACTAGACCTACCAGAAGTAGATTTCCCGATTGCATCGCGTGACATTGCGACAGGCACCGTCAACCTTGGCCACGGCCCTGCCTACACCGTGCCGGCAGGAACAAACGTGCTGCAATACATAAACCAAATTAACGACACCGCCGAGTTTGGCCGTTTGTTTATGTCACGTTCTGGAGTGCTTACGTTCCAAAACCGCATCGGCAACACGTTAAGCGCGCCTGTAGCCGAGTTTAAGGATGATGGCACGGAATACAAGTTTGATGGTGTGGGTATCAGTTTCGAGGCTGATTCTGTAATCAACAGATCGGTGCTTACTGCCTTAGACGGCAAAACCGCTACCGCAACAGATTCAGGGTCTATTGCCACATATTTTATTCAGACATTAAGCATTACAAACAGCCTGCTCCACGAACAACCATCTATCGACACCGCGGCGTCCTACCTGCTTAACCCAGAGCCCGAACCGCGCTACACATCCGTTGCAACCAAATATCTGATGCTGACCACAGCCCAAAAAGACACCCTGGCAACCGTGGACATTGGCGACACGATCAGCATTGAAAAAACATTCCCTAGCGGTGCAGGCACAACCCAGTTGGCACAAGAGTTGTCAGTCGAAGGCATCGAGCATCGTCTGGACTTCTCTACAGGCCACAGCGTCCTGTACAGCACCGCGCCAACCACGATCGTGTACGAGCTGATATTGGATGACGCCGTGTATGGCACCATTGACGAAGAAAATGTTTTAGGATAGGAGTACTTATGGGATTAAACGCACAAACCGCCGTACCAGTCTTTACCGCTGGACAGGTACTTACCGCTGCACAAATGACGCAGGTCAATACGGGTATTCCTGTATTTGCAACAACGGTAACCCGTGATGCCGCTTTTGGTGGTACAGGTGAAAAAACGCTTGCGCAAGGCCAAATGGCGTTTATTGAAGCAACCAACACGACCCAGTATTACAACGGCTCGGCATGGGTGACGTTGGGGTTAACACCCGGTCTTACGTGCGTTAAAGC